GACAACACGCTTATTGGGCGATGTTGAACGGCACCTTATGCGCCGTCCGCTGGATGACCGTCGTCAAGATGTTCTCCACCCGTCAGAAATTATCAAACCTGACTGGTGTCACCGTTATTCATATTACCTGTTAACGGGTGGGGAAGCGAAAAGAGACAAACCAAACTTAAGATTGCAAAACATTTTTGATGAAGGCCACTACATCCATGCTAAATGGCAATCTCGTTTCCACGAGATGGATGTTCTTTACGGAAAGTTTCAATGCCAACACTGCGGAACCTCAGTCACAGGAGTTTCTCCTAAGTGGTGTTTAAATTGTGAAGACCGTCGCATGGAGTATAAAGAAGTTACCTTAGTTGATGAGACTTTACGCATTGCGGGCCACACCGACGGTTGGATTAAAGGCATTGGCGAAGATTGCCTTATTGAAATTAAATCAATTGGAGCAGGAACTTTACGTTTTGAAGCTCCAGAAATCTTAGCTGATGCAGGTGGTGACATTGCTAAAGCCTTTAACAACATTCGTCGCCCATTCCGTTCTCACCTTCTTCAAGGTCAGATGTATTTAGAGTTAGCTCACCGCATGTTTGGTGAAAAAGCCCCTAAAGAAATCGTGTTCTTGTATGAGAACAAAGCTGACCAAGCCACAAAAGAATTTACAGTTAAAGCTGACTATGAGATTGTAGAACGCATCTTCTTTAAGGCTGAAAAACTGATGAAAGCAATTGCAGATAAGCAAATGCCTGAATGCAACGTTAATTCTGAAGGCTGTAAACAGTGCGACAACCTTGTTGATTTAGGGAGCTGGGATGCTTAATCTTGGGCCGGTATCTTCTTTAGCCGTAAAGAAGATGGCTGAACAAAACATCAATATGTGGCCTGACCAGTCAGACCAACCTAAGATGCCAAAAGACATTTCAATATTAGATAGCGACGAATTAAGCGCTCTGTTTACTGAGCTCACAGCTTGGTCTAATTTTGTAGCTGGTCAGTTAGCTGCAGCTCAAGTAGATGAGCATGTACTAAACAAAAAGAAAGATTCTTTAGAGGCTAGGTTGTTTCTTGATAAAGACAATGCAAAAGTTAAGGGTGAAAGGGTCACCCTTATTAAGGCACAGGTAGCTGCTGATTCCCGTGTGGAAGATTTGGAAAATCAGTTGACCCACGCTTATGCTTATCGCAAGATGGTTGAGGTTGTAGCCAACAACTTTGAGAGGGACGTAGCGCTAGTTTCAAGAGAAATTACGCGCCGAACAAACGATATACGTATGTCACGGAAGGACAGACTAAGCACATGAGAAAAGTACTATTTTTACTTGTAACAGTTCTTGGGGCCACAGTTACCCCCGCACAAGCAGCACCAGAACCTTCAATTGTTATTATTGATTCAGGAATGAACACAGCTTTGTTTAAGAACGTGGTAGCTGAATACTGTGTGGTAGAGATGTTTACTTGCCCAAATGGGAAGACAACTATGGAAGGAACAGGAGCAGCAAATATTCCTGTATCTACAAATGCCACCCTTACCCATGGAACAGAGATGGCATCAGTTATTGCCCAAGTAAATCCAACTGCAAACATCGTTCCTATTAGAATTGTAGGAATTGCCCCCAATGGTTACCCAGGGCTATACAGTAACAATGCTGTGAAGTCAGCATTGGATTGGGTGTTGTTAAATGCTATTAAATACAACATTCGTATTGTTAATATTTCGCAAGGTAAAATTTTTGCTAATTGTGGTGTTCCAGATGGGATGTCTGCAGATATTACCCAACTAAAAATGTTGGGTGTAACCGTAGTAGCAGCAACCGGTAACGACTCCAACAGAACCGCAATGATGAGTCCAGCTTGTTTGCCTAACGTAGTATCTGTTGGAGCAACAGACAATCCAGACTCAGGTACTTCCGGAAAAACGTGGAGCCCTACAGCCACCCCGTACATTGCTAGATATAGCAATGGAACCGCACAGACTACTTACTACACCAACGCACGGTTTAAAGTACTACAACCTAATGGAACAACAAAGTTCATGGTCGGCACCTCTAACTCAGCAGCAGCAATGTCTGCATGGTTATTAACGCATCCAACACCTGACACAACTTCTGCAAAAAATGAATGGCTAACAGGAAGGTACGTATTGATTCCATGATTATTGGACTAACAGGCTATGCACGTTCAGGCAAAGATGAAGTTGCAAAGATTTTAGTTGAAAATTATGGGTATAAAAGAGTTGCATTTGCTGACAAAATTAGAGAGTTTCTTTATGAAACTAACCCACAAGTAGGTGGCAATCGTTTACAGCATCTTGTGTCTACCTATGGCTGGGATGTTGCAAAGTCACAGCCTGAGGTACGCCACCTTCTTCAATCAATCGGTGTTGGTGCTCGTAAAATATTTGGTGAAGATTTTTGGGTGGACCAAGCCATAGTTCCGATGTTAGAACAAGAAAAAGTTGTTGTAACAGATGTTAGATTTACAAATGAAGCAAACATTATAAAAAAATTTAAAGGTCAAATATGGAGAATTAACAGACCAGGAGTAGAAGCGGTAAACGCTCATATTTCTGAAACTCAATTAGATGAGTATGAACCAGACATTACTTTACGCAACGAGGGAACACTTGAAGAACTAAGATGGTTAGTTCAAACAAGAATGGGTTCCCTCACACATGGCAAGTAAACTAATAGATGGTGGTTTAGGTAAAACAGGCAATGTAGCTATCGGCATTGACCAATCATTAACTGGGTTTGCATTAACGGTTTTATCTTTAGATGACCCAACTAAACATTTAACTTGGGTATACAAATCCCCTTATTTTGGTATTGAACGCCTTGTAGATATTCGTCAATGGTTAACTGACACTCTTAACTACATTGAGATGGAAATTGAAATGAACATCGTAGACATTGCAATGGAGGGAACTGTTCTTGCAAGCCAAGCAGCATTAGTTATGGGAGAGTTATCTGCCACAGTGCGATTGGCAATCTATGACTTATTTGATGAAGAAGGTGACCATAGGCGTTACCCACTCAAAGTGCCCCCAATGACGTTAAAAAAGTATGCAGCAGGTAAGGGCAATGCCAAAAAACAAGAGATGTTGTTACAAATCTACAAACGCTGGGGGGTAGAGTTTAATGACGATAACGCGGCTGATTCCTATGCTCTGGCACGCCTTGTAGGAAAATTTTCAATTAACGAGGTGGAAAAGGCAGTAGTCGTTCAAATGTCAGACCCCAAATACAGAGACGCATCAAGGTTTTAAACGTATCCTTTCGGTAGGAGTGGCACACCAAACCGAACCAAAGGACTAACAATTGAACGACACACCAGAAGTATTGCCGTCTGAAGAACCATTCCTACGAGTCAGTGCATCGTCTAACCCACAGAGCGTTGCCTCAGCAATAGCCCACGCTATTTACGATAAGCGTGAAGTCAAGTTGCGTGCAGTAGGCGCAGGAGCAGTAAACCAAGCAGTAAAAGCTATCGCCATTGCCCGTGGATACGTGGCACCTCGCGGCATGGATTTAACTGATAAACCAGGATTTACAACCATTCAATCCCGAGATGGTGAAATTTCTGCAATCGTTTTTCACATTACAGCAAACTAAAACCACCGTATCCTTATACCAACGCAAGGAGTCAAAATGGCTAAATGGACAGACCTAGGTCACGCTATGCGTCGTCGCATGGGCGCCCCATCATCACATCTAGAGGCAGCAGGTAAATCTATGACAAGAAATCACATGACACCAGAAGAAGTAATTGCTTCTGCAGAACATAAGAACAGCGCACGTCGCTATATGAGCATGGATGCAACAAAGGTTAGCAATGTAAGTGGCACACCTCAAACCGGTACACTTATTGGTAAGAAAAATACACAAGCATCTGACCCAACAGCAGGCGGAAAATCAAACCGTAAAAATATTTCTGCTGGAAATGCTGCTCAATCTGAACGTATGGGCGCTAAGTTTCGTGTTACTGCATCTATCCCAAGTGTTGCACCTGAAGCAGGTCCAACTATGGCAAATGCAAAGACTGTCCCATCAGTTATGGGTCAATCAGGTAACTTTGATACAGGTATGAATTCAGCACGATAATGGCTGATACAAAATACAACGACTACGGGACGCCGCATCTTGACCATTCTCAGGTTGATTTGCCAATGTCATTAAGTAGTAAGACAAACACTACCGACAAAAAGAACACCGCATGGAAAAGTTCTGGCGGAGTGTTGTCTGCGCAAAATTTTGGAACAGTTAGAAACTTTGAAGATAAGGCGCCTACACAGGCGCCCGAGTCTGACAAAGGAGCTAGTTTCGGAGGAGCTTAATCTTCGTTTTCAGGAGTAAGCCCATGGAGGGCGCAATGTTCCTCGTAACGTTTATCAATTAAATCGTCATCAGTTGTAGGTTCACCAATACGCCCATTACAAAGCTCACATTCTAAAACCCAGATTGTCGGGTTGTAATCTATGGCAAAAACATTAGCTGACATTTGAACTCCTTTACACAGACATTTAGCTCGTTAAGAAGGAAAATAGTAACATGAGTACTAGACCTGGTCAGCCACCCGAAGGGTTACGAGATGCCATTAAAGGCATGCCTTCGTACTCTAAGGAAGAAGTAAAGGTTTTAGCAGGAAACCCTGGCGGAGCTCAAGATTTTATTGACTCTACTCGCCAACATGGTGGCGCAACAATGAACCTTACAACTGGAAAAGTTGCTCAATACGGGGATAAAGTTCACTTAGTTGGTAAAGAACCGTCTAAATTAAGCGGTCACCCAGTACGTACTGAATTTGAAAGCGTTGGAGATTCACACCCTTCTTTAAGTGCCAAACAATTTGCGTCGCATTTTGTGCGTTTAAAAGAACATGCAGCAGATGATAAAGCAAGTATGGGAAGTTGGGTAGATAACAAAAGTAAGAAATCTCGCGCAAAGGGTGTTCAAATTGATTTGTCAACTGGGCATAAATACAAGCGTAGTGCTGAGAAAAAGATGATTGCTCGCAATGAAGACGCTATCTTTAGCATGACTAATATGCGCAATACTTACAATGAAGCAGCTCGTAAACGTCACGGCATTACCGAACCTCGTCCTCCAAAGGAAAACTAATGGCAGGCGGTCCTAATAACTTTTCTCCACAGCAAAACTGGCAGTCACTTGGTGGCAACGGTTTATACGGGTACAACAACCAAGGTGGTGCAGGAACTCCTGTAGCACGTGACAGCATGGATGCGTCACGTATTGGTGTAGGGCGAATTCCTTCTGCCGAATATCCTGATGGATATCTTGGTACTATCCGCTCACGTCGTGATGACCGTTTGTTGGATAGTATCAAGAACCGCGTTAATCAAAAAGCATACCAACGTGGCGTACACAAAGGTGAGCGCATTGAGCCATCTATGTACTTCTGGCCTATGGGTATGACTGATATGTCAGGTATTGAACGACAAATGAAAGCAACCTATGTCAATATCAATGGTGTAAACGTATTCCAAACAATGCGTAACGCACCAGAGGTTAGTTTAGTTCCTGCCCCACACTTGGTTAACGATGGCAAAGCAAACACTATTGCTACAGAGCCAGGACAAATTAATGAGCGCCGTCAAGCGATGCTTGCATACTTGAAACCAGCGTGGCGATAATGACACAAAAATTTGATGGAGTTTATGACCACACCAAGCCATGGCGAGCACCCGTACAACCTGACCAAGTTGCAAAACGCTGGTCGTACTTGGGCCCATGGGCAACCAACATGGAGCGCCTAACACAACAGGCTCTGATGGTTGCTACTATTCCTGGAAAAGATATCCAAGCAATGGTACGACCACCGCTTCCACAGATTCAATTATTTCCAGCACGCTACGGTTATGGAGACCGACGTTCTCCCGGAATTGATGACATAGTAACAATTGACCGCCAATACCATGAGCCAAGAATTTCTTGGTTCTCTGGTAGCCCAGCAGGGTATGGCGGAACAGCACGCAACGATATTGGGGGCATCTAATGTTTGATGGTGATGGCGCAGAAATGATGGAGTTACAGGCAGGCAAAATTGCCGAAAATGCAACTCAGTATAAGGGTTCACATCCTTGCCCAACATGTGGTGTAATCCTTAATCCAGTAGAAGCCCTCTACAGCAAGGGTATGTGTCAGAAGTGTTACTCTCAAAAAATGTCTGACCGTGTAAAGCGGAAGATGGTTTAATCATGCCACGTAAAAAGAAAGCACCTGTTCCTGCAGTTGTACGTAACCCCAAAACTGGTCGTGCAGAGAAGCCAGCTACTCAAGCCCCCGGTCCTACTACTGGATTACCTGCTTTTGTTAAGCCAAAAGAAAAACCTCAACTTAAATCCTCTTTAAAGAAGACACGCACAGGAAAGAAAATTTCTGGAGGAAAAGTAGCAGTACCAGCAGTTAAGATTGACCCAGAGACAAAACGACTCCGTGCTACAACTGAAGCAGAGAAGACTGAGGCAAGAACCACTGTTCTTCCAGATGCGCCTATTCCACAAGAGGCAAGACCACAAGGTGTTATGGGTATGGGAGCAGCCCCAATCCGTAAGGGAGCATCCTCTGGAAGTTACCCCCACATTAAGGCAGCGGTAGACGCAGCTCGTACACACTTATCAGCCATGGCACAAAACCCTATTGGTTCTTCAGAACACCATGCAGCACACGAAGCCTTTAATGCTATCCATGCCAACATTGGAAAAATGTCTCCAGAGCTTCACACCACTTTAGGACAGGCAAAGCATTTTGTAACTAACCCTGGAAAGGGAAGTAATGAGCTGTTAGCCATGACCCATAAAGCAATAAATACTAGACTTAACATCATCAAGGCAGCCCACGAGGAGAATATCCGCCGTGCTGACGAAGGTCGCAATAAGAAAGCAGGAAACTAATGGCAGTTAACTCATCCCGCTCAATGAATAAATCATTGAATGAAGGCTCAACAGACGGCAAGTACCGCAAGGCTCGCCCAGATACTGAAGTTATCCCAGGCAATGGTGACGAAGCAACGCTTGATAACCGCCAATCATTACAGCCTTTCTATGGTTATGGTTTTATTACTTCTGAGTTTCCAAACAAAGTAAACCCAGGTAAGTAATCATGGCTAAAAGAACTTCAAATACAAATGCTGGACCTCTAATCCAGGGACGTGAAGAATTTAAAGGCTCAAATATGCAAGGCGTTAAAGGCGCACCATCTTCACATGGTTGGTTATCTGGCACACAGTTTTCAAAGCAACTTTCCGATGTAGCAAACACTACTGATTACCACGTTAAGTCTTACAACACACCTATTGCCGTACACCACGAAGGTGGTTGGACTTATCCAGACGTTTCTCACAGCCCATCAACTGGGCGCCACCAATCCATCGTACGTCAAGCAATTGGCGTGAAGAGTGAGCGAGACAAGAAGATGGAAGCACGTGCTGCAAAGCGCAAGGCAAAGTCAGACTCAAAAGAGCAGGAACTCTGGAACAAATAATCTGTTAAGATAATCGGACTACTACTAGGAGCACAATGAGTAACGTACCTATTTTGGGCGAAAAAAAGATGGACAACGAACCAATGTTTC